TGCTAGAACACACCATCAAGGCAAAACAATCCAACACATAAGGTTAGCGGGCCAGTTTAGAAATACCGCTGTGGAAAAAGCACTCGTATAGAGGCACACGTAACACGTTGAGCGGCGTTCGGTAGTAGAGCGTTTGATTGACGTAGATGGAATGTTGGCTGTCGAAAAACTGCAAAGTACATAAAAACCGTATGCACAGGAACGAAGCAACGGGTAGCGCAAGCGATGTCGACGTAGGTTGGGAAAGGTCAGAGCCCATTGTACAGCAGAAAATACCTACTTCCAAGTCTCGGCTGTGACGAACTCACATGAAGCGAATTTTGAGACAGGCTGGAACCGTAACAGGTTCCGTCTGACTGAAACAATCTACATGAAACTTAGACGCTTTACTTCGTAAAGCGTTTTTTCATATATAATCACTTCTATCATACAAAACGAAGTGTATAGTTTGAGCGATAGCGAAAACAAATATCTACGAAGTAGATATTCAAAAAGATAACTAAATACATTATAAGTTAGGAAAAGATTAAGCCGATGAAAGTTTACGATATTGTTTCTCTTAGAGAAGATGAATTGCCAAACGCTAGTATGAGCGATTTGCGTTCTATGCAGTTTGTTGCTGACAAGCAAATATTACCTGATGGAAAAGTAAGAGTTTTATTACCAGATGGTCAAATCTTAGATTTTGCCGACGAGGCTGAACTAGAAAGAGAAACACGAAAAGCTAAATCTAGACTAGCAACAAAAATAAGAGGGATACCTAGTTTAACTAAACTTGCATCAAGTGCCGCAAGAGTAAACTGGTGGATACAAATTTCGGAAGCAATATATTCAGCTTACACAGAATTTAGCACAAATGGAATTAACGGTAATTACGAAGCAGTAAAAATGGAACTGCTTGAAGTAGGTGTTGCCGCTGGTTTAAGAGTAGTAATAGGAACTGTAAGAACACTGGCTAAAGGAGCAGGAGCTCTTAAATGGATCAAACGTTTAACTACTGCTAAACGTTCAGCACAAATGGCAACAGCGGCGTTAGGCGCGGCAGGTTTTGCAACAGGAGGTATAACCTGGGTAGGTGCATTGATTACAGGTGCCGGTTGGATTGCTACGGAAGTTGCGCTATACCTAGCTACAGACTACATAGCCGACATGATCGTGGATGAGTTTTTCAATCCTGATGAAGTTGAAAAAGAATTAGCAGAACAACTGCAAGATGAATTAAGTTTAATTTTAGGTTTGACTAGAAGTGCTAGACACGTAGACGCTGACGGTGATGGCGAGCCAGACAATATCAATCCAGAAACTGGCAATGTAGTAGATCCAGAAACTGGTCAGGATTACAAATATGATTTAGGTGATTTAACTCCTGATGATATAGAAAGATTACGCAATGCTACTCCAGGTCAAATTAATCAACTAGCCGATGATCCAAGATTTTCTGATGTATTGTCAGACTATAGAAATAGGATGGACAGCATAGGCGGTCCTAATTCACGTCGTAGAAGTATAACTGATTTCGAAAGAGAATCAGTGCGTGAAGAATCTGACGAAGGAAAAGTAGCAGGTACTGAAGAACTACAAGGATTTGTAAACTTCTTAAAAGACAAAGGCTACGACAGAGATTTACGCACTAAAGTTGTAAAAGTTGCACAGCATACTATGCGTCAATCAGATTAACGGCAATCCTGTTTTATTAGTAGTTTCAATATTATCTTTAATAATCTTAGATAGAACATCTCTATCGTCTACACTTATTTTATAGAACAAGTCGTCGTAGCTTAGTGCGCCTCTCATATTCCAACCTATTCTATACAATGTATCTTTGAGTTGTTTTATATCGTTTTCGTATTGTACTGAAAGCTCTTGTATCGCCGAGACGGATAGATTCAAGAGCGTGTTACGAAAAAACTTGAGTAGTCCATGTTTACATTTGTAGTAAACGCATGATCGCATTCTGCACAATTTACAGTTTCTAAAGGATTGTTAAATGTTTTTTTAATTTCTTCAACATGTTTTTTTATTTCTCTATAAAACAATGAATCGCTTTGTGCAATGAAATCATTTATAGATTTTGGATCAGTTTCTTTTTCGTTTGTAGACTCAATGCTAGAAATATACTCTAACATTATTTCTAATTGAAGTGCTGTAAGCTCTTTCATTACTTCAGAAATATGAGCATCTTTTTGTTCTTTGGTCCAGTCTTCGGGCAATCCTACAACCTGTCTTTGGAAAGTATAGTTACGTAAATTATACGCAGTCATTTGATCATAAGTCATAGGCTCATAATTAAATTTTAGACCCTCTATAACATTAGAATCAGGAAATGTTCTGTTTTGAAATTTTTCGAGATAGGCTTGTAAATTTAAAGCAAACGAAGATTTAGCCTTACATTCAGGACATGTTACTTCCATATCTAGTGTTTCGCCATATGTAGCTATTCTAATAGCAATTAACGCAAAGTCTATGTCAATAGTAGGCATTAGTCCTGGTTTTAATATTGTAGGAATACAACTTTGAATAACTTGCTTTGTAGCATCGCCATTAAAAAGTGCATCTGGTGTTTTAAGTAATATTTCGTCTGCCGCAGTCATTCCGAATACTGGCAGACTTACAGCTTGTCCATCAGCTAAAACCCCGTCGGGATAATAATTAGGAGACGGTAGATCAATATATATCTTAGGCTGTCTTTTGTACGATTCAAGAAAACTGCTCATATTATAATTCCTATAAATACATTATGTTATATACTTTATTTAAGTCTATAAATAACCAGGAGATTTAGATTTGGCAGTAAGAATACAAGGTGGTGGTGAACTTGACGGTGCAATACTAGCAGGTGTAGCTACCGAAGATGGTCAAAACGCAATCAGACAGCTTTTAGGCGGTCTACCTGGTGAATTAGGCAGAACTACCGCAGATAATATCAACGCAGCCAACGATTCTGGCGCTAACATGATCAGTCGCATGGCGCAAGGTACTATGACCGCTGTTACAGAAACGTTAACAGGAACTGCAAGTACGATTGCAGGAATAAGCGGTAACTTAATCCAAGGTAATTTTGCTCTTACTGATCAAACTAAAGTATTAAAAGATTCTTTTGGAAATTTAAACACAGGCTCTAATTTTCTAAACGGAGCCTTTGCAACTCTAGCAGGCGGTGCCGACAATGTAGTAAAATACATTCAAGATTCAGCAGATGCATTTAGGGGAATGAGTGATGCTGGCGGAGGTCTTGAAGGAGATTTAATTACTCTTAGAGTAGCCGCGGCCCAAACTAGAATGCCTCTAGATGAATTTGCAGGAATGGTAACTGAAAATTCTGCAAAACTTTTAGCATTAGGTGGTAGTGTTGATCAAGGTACAAGAGCATTTGTAGAACAAAGTAAAGCATTTTATGATAGTAGACTAGGTTTAGGTGTTCAAGCTCTAGGTATAGGATTTGAAGAATCAAATCAATATCTAATGGACTATATGGATGCCCAGCGTAGAAATGATACCTATCAAAATATGACTACAAGTCAGAGAAATAAAGCCGCTCAAGATTATATCTACGAATTAGATACACTAGCAAGACTAACAGGTAAAAGTCGTAAAGAACTTCAAGATGAAGCTAGGCAAAGAATGCGAGCAGGTCAAACTCAAGCCGCTCTAAGGCAGATAGAAAAACGCACAGGTCAAGATGTTACTGCGGCTTATCAAACAATGGCTAGAGATATCAACGGAACACTCGGTCCTGGTTTTGCAGATATGTTTGATAGCATGGTTGCACTAAATGGCGCAATTGACCCAACTAATGAAGCAATGAAAGGGTTGTATGCCGCGGCACCAGAGGCTGCTGAATCTATGAGTCAGGCAGCAAAATTAATGAACCAAGGTGACATTGAAGGTGCTAATCGAATGATGGAGCAAGCACAGGCTCAAGCACTAGCAAGAATGGATTCTGATGAATACCTAAGTGTAGCAAGACTGGGCGGACTAGCAGGCGCAGTTGGTACAGCAAGTTCGGATTTACTAGAAGTTAATCAAGACTTTTTAGATGCAATTAAAACTCAAATTGATGGTAATAACAGAGCTGGTGCAAGTGCAGAAGAATTTGCAAATGCGTTAAACAGGGCAAGAGAAAATATTGCTACAGCACAAAATAACACGCAAAGCTCTCCAACTATGGGAGGTGTTGTTGCAACTGAAACAATGATTAGAGATACTGCTAGTGCTTTAGTAACAGAAATTGGCACTCAGTTTAGAACACAAATCGAAGGTGGAATGTTAGCTGTAAGAGATACAGTATTAAACAGCGAAATCGATCAAACAGTTCAAGATGTTATAAGAGGCGCAGGATCGATTATAGATCCTTCTGGTGTAGATGGAATAATAAACGGATTACAAAATATTATTAATGATCCTGAAGCAAGCGAGCAATCTAAAGCCAATGCTCAACAATTATCAGAAATACTACAAGAACAAAGAGCAATACTTGTTGATTTAAATTCTTCACAAGCAGAAAAAGAAGCGGCTCTAGCATCTATCCAAGCAATATCACTAGAAGCACAAAATGATGTTACAAGAGTTCGCGAAGATATGCAACAAAATGATATTAATTTGGTTAACAGTTTAGTTGAAAGTGTAGGCACTGCTATTACTGATGCATTTAATAGTATTTTTGGTAACGGAACTACAATACCAGACGCAGAATTTCCTAACGCACAATTTCCAGAAGGGTCACCTCCTACTCAGATGAACAACGGTACAGTTGGCGAATTTGGTAGACTATTTGCTGATTTTGGCGAAGGTACATCAGCAACATTACATAACAACGAAATGGTAGCAAACGAAGCTCAAATGCGAGAAGGTGTAAGAGAACTTACAAGTAGAATACAAAGTAGAGCAATTACTGCTCGTGCGAATCAACCTGCTCCTAACCAAGATTTTTCAGAAGTTATAAATCAACTTAGAACAATGCTTCAAGAATCAGGCAGTCAGGGACAAGAAATGTTAAATACTACACTACAAGAATTAGCTGGCGTAGCACATAGACAGCTTGATGTTCAGTCTAAGAACTTACGTGCTTCTAGAAATTTAAGTGGAAATGTGTTTAAAGGCTTAGGATTTTAATAGATGAGTTGGAAAAAATATTTTACTCCTGTTCAAACTGGTGATAATACATCAGGAAGCTTCTCTCCTTTTTCTAATACTAGAGGAGGACAGCCAGGACCTGCACGTACAAATTATAGTTCATATTTGCCAGATGTATACGTAGGATCGCCCAACCGTGTTGAAAGATACGGACATTATAATACAATGGATTTAGATTCTGAAGTAAATGCGGCATTAGACATTCTTGCAGAATTTTGCACACAAAAGAATGACCAAAACGGAACAAACTTCAAGTTCGAATTTACCAAAAGTGCAACTAACTCAGAAGTACAAATTTTAAGTCAGTACCTTAAACAATGGTACAAACTCAATAACTTTGAAACTAGAATGTTCAGAGTATTGCGTAATGTATTCAAGTATGGTGATCAAATCTTTTTAAGAGATCCAGAAACAAAAAAATTATTTCATATTGATCCAGCTAAAGTTAAAAGAATTATTGTAAATGAATCGGAAGGTAAAACTCCTGAGCAATATATTGTTAGAGATATAAACTTTAACTTTAGAGATTTAGTAGCTACAACGCCTCATCAAACAAATGGAAACATTACTGGAGGCGGAGAAGGTTATATCACCGGCGGTGTTAGAGGCATGGTAGGACAACCTAATCAAGCAACCTCCGGCAGTCGTTTTTCACTAGAAGATGGTGAAATAGCTATTGATGCAAAACATATTATACATCTAAGTTTATCAGAAGGTCTTGATAATAACTATCCATTTGGTAATAGCTTGCTTGAAACAGTATTTAAAGTGTACAAGCAAAAAGAATTGCTTGAAGATGCAATTATTATCTACAGAGTGCAACGAGCACCTGAAAGGAGAGTATTCTACGTTGATGTGGGCAACATGCCATCACACCTTGCTATGCAATTTGTTGAGCGTGTTAAAACGGAAATACACCAAAGACGTATCCCATCCGCGACTGGGGGCGGTCAGAATGTCATAGACTCTAGTTACAATCCTCTATCAATCAACGAAGATTACTTTTTCCCTCAAACTGCTGAAGGCCGTGGCAGTAAAGTTGAAACACTACCAGGAGGAACTAATCTCGGAGAAATTGACGACTTAAGATATTTTACAAATAAACTTGTACGCGGTTTGCGTATACCTAGCTCATACTTACCAACAGGTGCAGACGATGGCGCAACATCTTATAATGACGGTCGTGTTGGTACTGCATACATTCAAGAACTTCGTTTTAACACATACTGTGAACGCTTGCAAGGTCTTGTAATAGAAGATTTAAATCAAGAATTTAAACGTTACTTGTTAGAAAAAGGTGTAAACATTGATACTAACATGTTTGATCTTGTGTTTGAACCTCCGCAAAACTTTGCTAGTTACAGACAGGCAGAACTTGACAACAGTCGTGTTCCAACATTTACACAAATGAGTGCTATACCTTATGTTGCTAATAGATTTGCGTTAAAACGTTTCTTAGGTTTAACTGATGAAGAAATTGCAGAAAATGAAGTTCTATGGCGCGAAGAAAATGATGAAAACATTGAACCAAATGCCGAAGACGCCGCCGCCGAAATGAGAGGCGCAGGAATTAGTTCAGCAGGTATAAGTGCAGATCTAGGTGGACTTGAAGACGAAGCACCTGACACAGGTGGAGAACTAGACGGCGGTGACACTGCCGGACCAGAATCAGCTACAACCGCTCCTCCAGGAGGCGGAGGTGATACTGGTGGCGATATACAGATTTAAAGATAAATATTATCATGAACTTAAGAGAGATATTTTACATAGATAGAGATAGCCTTGAAAACGTGATAGACGATAGATATGATCCCGTCTATGACGATTCTATTGTCGATCTAGATGACACACGTAAAACTCGATTAACACTTCGCCAGATTAACCGTGCTCGCAAGGCCGCTGAAGTACATACAAAAGCAAAAGAAAACGAACTTGAGTTTGTTAGACAGATGTATGGACTGGCAGCTCAGGCTGCCGCGGGTGGCGGATTGTAATGCCGAAGATAGATAAGTCTAAATATACAAAAGAAGAATTCCAAAAAATAAGAGACGCAAGAAGAGCAGAAAAAGCTAAACAGCGTAGTCTTAAACTTCAAAAAGAAATAACAGAAAGCAAATCAAATCCTTTGCCTAATACCTCATCTAATACATGCTTTGTATTAGGAAATGGTGTAAGCAGGAAAGGTATACTACCTCAAGAACTTAATGTATACGGAAAGATATATGGCTGTAATGCATTATACAGAGAATACAATCCTGATTACTTGGTTGCAGTAGATGTTAAAATGATTTTAGAAATATCTAAATCAGGATATCAATATAATCATCATGTTTGGACCAATCCTAATAGAGCGTTTGCAAAAATACAAGGATTAAACTATTTTAGACCAAGTAAAGGGTGGAGTTCAGGACCAACTGCACTATGGCTTGCTAGTCAACATGCTCATAAGAGAGTTTTTATTTTAGGTTTTGATTTCAAAGGGTTAGACGATGGTAAACGTTTAAACAACGTTTATGCGGACACAAATAACTACAAAAAGTCATCAGATGGTGCAACTTTCTTTGGAAACTGGCTAAGACAAACTACAACTGTAGTTAGAGAAAATCCTTTTATAGATTTTTATAGAGTAATAATGCCTGATAATTATATTCCAGACGAACTAAATAAATTTAACAATTTGAAGCATATTTTTGTTGAAGATTTCAAAAAAATGTTCAATCTTTCCTAGCATATATGCAAAATGGCTCGTTTTGAGCCTATATCTACGTACTTTTTCTTATAAATAGTAAATAATATTGACAGCCTTACCATAGGTATAACATTTATAGGAGATACAAAATGGCAGATCAAAACAAGTTTGAAGAAATGCTTGAGCGCCTCATTGCTGAAGACAAAGCAGGTGCGGAAGAGCTTTTCCATGAAATCGTGGTAGAAAAATCACGTGAAATTTATGCTGACCTACTTGAAAGCGATGTAGAAGACGAAGAAGTAGATGAAGCAACAGATGAAGAAGTAGATGAGTCATCAGACGACGACAAAGAAGTTGAAGAAGCAAAAGACGAAGACGACGGCAAAGAAGTTGACGAAGGATTTGATCTTGACGAATTTGAAGTTGAAGCCGATGACGACATGGACGCTACAGACGACATGATGGGCGATATTGAAGTTCCAATGGACGGCGGCGACATGGACGGCATGGATATGGGTGACGAAGCTGAAGGTGACACTGAAGAGCGCATTGACGATCTTGAGGATGCACTAGAAAAACTACAACAAGATTTTGAAGAGCTACTAAACAAAGAAGGTGGCGATGACATGGACATGGGTGGCGAAGAAGGCGACGACATGGACATGGATATGGACGGTGGTGACGACGAAGAGGAAGCTGAAGAAGAATCAGTTGAATTAGAGTCAGCAGACGATGAAGAAACTAAAGAGTCTAGCAAATCACAAACCGAAACAATGAGAGAATATGTCGAAAAAGTAACTGCTAAAATGGGTGATACAGGTACAAACGGTACTAAGTCAGCTGTAGCAGGTAAAAACGACATGGGTGGTACAGCAAGTAATATTGCACAAAGTGACACAGGTGATGTAGCTGAAGCAGGAGCAGGTGGTTCTGTAAAAGGTTCAGCATTAAGTGACACAACTGCTAAAGAAGATTCAGCAGGCAATGTTAATGTACCAGGCGGCAAAGCAAGTAAGAGCTTAAAGTCAGCCAGCAAGCCTAAAATGGGCGACACTGGTACTAACGGCACACGCAGTGTTGTTGGCCAGTAAAAGTAAGGAAGACTGAATGATAAACTTACGAGAGCATTTGACATTTGACCAAGCAAGTATGGTCGTTGAGTCATCGGAAAACTCAACTGGAGGCAAAGATCTTTTTATGAAAGGTATTTGTATCCAAGGCGGAGTACGCAACGCAAACCAGCGTGTGTATCCTGTAAATGAGATTGGAAGGGCTGTCAAAACTCTCAATGATCAAATAAGCGGAGGATACAGTGTTCTCGGAGAGGTTGATCATCCAGAAGGACTTAACATTAACTTAGACCGTGTAAGCCATATGATCACAGAAATGTGGATGGATGGCCCAAATGGTTACGGAAAATTAAAAGTATTACCAACCCCTATGGGACAACTAGTTCAAACTATGCTTGAAGCAGGTGTAAAACTAGGTGTTTCATCAAGGGGATCTGGGAATGTTTCAGAGGACGGCAACAATGAAGTAAGTGATTTTGAAATCATTACTGTTGATGTCGTTGCTCAACCTAGTGCTCCAGGGGCGTACCCAACGCCAATCTACGAGCATCTAATGAATGCCCGTGGTGGGTATAAGGCATACGAACTGGCGCAGGCGACTCGAGAAGACGCAAAGGCACAAAAGTACTTAAAAGAATCGTTGATTAATATAATCAACCGACTCCAATAAAAGGAGAACATAACATGTTGGATGCACTAAAAACACTTTTTGAAAATGACGTAGTTTCAGAAGATGTCCGTGCCGAAATCGAAGAGGCTTGGAATACCAAGATCAAAGAAAACAAACAGCAGGTAACTGCTGAGCTTCGTGAAGAGTTTGCTAAGAAGTATGAACACGACAAAGCAACTATGGTCGAAGCAATTGATCAAATGGTATCAGAGCGTCTTGCAGAAGAAATAGCTGAATTTGCAGACGATCGCAAACAACTAGCAGAAGCTAAAGCAAAATATGCTGTTGCTATGCGTGAAAATGCAAATCTTCTTCAAAAGTTTGTTACAAAACAACTTGGAAAAGAAGTAAGCGAACTTCACTCAGATCAGAAAGTTATGGCAGAGAAATTTACCAAACTAGAAGATTTTGTAGTAGAGGCACTATCTAAAGAAATTGCTGAGTTTTACGAAGACAAGAAAGACCTTGCAGAAACAAAGGTTAAACTTGTCAAAGAAGCAAAGACAAAATTTGCTGAGGTCAAAAAAGACTTCATTAAGAAAAGTGCAGACATGGTGGCAGAAACTGTTGGCAAAAAACTCACTAGTGAGATTGGCCAGCTTAAAGAAGACATCGAATCTGCACGTAGAAATGACTTTGGCCGCAGAGTATTCGAAGCATTTGCAAATGAATATTCTACAAGCTACTTAAATGAAAAGTCAGAAACAGCAAAACTAATGAAAGTTCTTGATCTTAAGGACAAGAAATTAGCAGAAGCAAAACAGGCAGCAGAAAAAGCAATTAAACTTGCAGAGTCTAAAGAATCTGAAAAACAGCGTTTAATTGAAACTGCTAACCGCAAAGAAATCTTAAATGATTTAGTTTCACCGCTATCAAAAGATCAGCGCGAAATAATGACAGACTTACTGGAATCAGTTCAAACTGCTAAACTACGTACACAGTTTGATAAGTACCTACCGGCAGTAATCGACGGTAAAACTCCAGCGAAGCAGAAGGCAGCAATAACAGAGGCAAAAGAAGTAACAGGCAACCGTGACACTGACGTCACACAAGTAAAAGCAAACGACGATAACGTTTTTGATATTCGTCGTCTAGCAGGTTTAAACTAAGGAGAACTTAAATGTCAGAACTACTAGAAAGTCGCTGGCAGGATACTAAAACAGCACTTGTTGAAGGCCTACAAGGCAACAAGAAAGCAGTTATGGAAACAACTCTTGAAAATACTCGCAAGTATCTTTCAGAATCCGCAACTGCAGGTGCTACTTCTGCCGGTAATGTCGCAACTCTAAATAGAGTTATTCTCCCAGTTATTAGACGTGTAATGCCAACCGTTATTGCTAACGAGTTAGTTGGTGTTCAGCCTATGACTGGTCCAGTTGGTCAAATTCACACACTACGTGTGCGTTATGCTGATGATTTCAACAGCACAAACGGTACTGACACAACAGCTGGTGATGAAGCATTATCACCATTCAAGATCGCTGAAGGATATTCAGGTGATGCCGCTACAGATAGAGCCGCATCAACAGCAACACTAGAAGGTGCCGCTGGTAACAGAATGTCAATTCAGATCTTAAAACAAACTGTCGAAGCGAAAACCAGAAAGCTATCAGCTCGCTGGACTTTCGAAGCCGCGCAAGACGCTCAGTCACAGCATGGCATCGACGTTGAAGCTGAGATCATGGCAGCTCTTGCACAAGAAATTACTGCTGAGATTGACCAAGAAGTACTTGCTTCACTTAGCTCACTAGCTGGAGCCGCTACTGAAACTTATGATCAGGCAGCAGTTTCAGGTACAGCTACTTTTGTTGGTGACGAGCATGCCGCATTGGCAGTTCAAATCAACAGAGTATCAAACTTGATTGCACAGCGTACACGCAGAGGCGCAGGTAACTGGGCAGTTGTAAGTCCATTAGCACTTACAATTCTTCAGTCTGCAACAACTTCAGCGTTTGCACGTACAACAGAAGGTACTTTCGAAGCACCAACTAACACTAAAATGGTTGGTACATTGAACAACGCAATGAAAGTTTATGTTAACACATATGCTTCAGACAGCGCACCAGTACTTATTGGTTACAAAGGTTCAAGCGAATCAGACGCAGCCGCGTTCTACTGCCCATACATTCCATTGATGAGCAGTGGTGTTGTACTAGATCCAACATCATTCGAGCCAGTAGTTAGCTTCATGACCAGATATGGTTATGTTGAGCTAACAAATACTGCTTCGTCACTTGGTAATGCGGCAGACTACTTAGGTAAAGTTGC